CGGAGTTCAGGAGCAGAAGTTCAGCAACCCGACCGAACCGTGGTGGGGTGAGGAAGACGACGAGAGCGACCTTGGATGGGGCGATGAGGAATACAAGGTGCTGGAGGTCGTTGCAAGCAAATTCGGCAGCAATGCGGACGAGTACGTTGTCATGAATAGTAGGCCAATTCGGTTTGATTCCGATTTGGACACCCAAGTACGTCAAGCCTTCGCAGAACTTGGCGAGGAAGAAAAAGAACTGGATTCAAAGATTTTGGCCTACCGCAAGAAGAACCGTGATGCTTCGGTGGAAGAAATGGCCAAGGAGTTCGGGGTGAGCAAGGCGAAAATCGCCAAGCGAGTAGCCTACCTGATGACCAAAGACCGCTACCCCATTGCAAGGGCCGTGGACACCATCGCCAAAGAAGGCGCAAAGCCAACGGCAGAACCTGTGCTTGAGGTGCGGTACAAATACGCATGGGCGGCAGGATTCAGCAATGCCGACAAGGGCAGCAGCCGTGAGTTCTGCAAGGTGATGCTGGATTTGGCTGACCAAGGCAAGGTGTACACTCGTGCCGATATTGACGGCATCAGCAGCATTATGGGCTACTCCGTTTGGAATCGCAGAGGCGGCTGGTACCACACCGCCAGCGGAGTGAATCGCCCACAATGCAGGCACGTATGGGAGCAGCAAATCGTCATCCGCAAGGGCAATAAAATCACAAAAGCATGAAGGCACTATTCATAAGCGAGCAAACGCTCTTGGACAATAGCGTAATCAACGAGAACGTATCGTTCACGCAGATACGGCCAACGATTGTCAAGGTACAGGAGATGCGGATTCAGCCAATTGTCGGCTCTGCCCTGTACGGCGAATTGGTGGGGCAGGTGGTCAGCGGCACAACCACGGCCCTGAACAACACGCTCTTGGAGGACTACATCCAACCTGCCATGGTGCAATGGCTGTACTATGAACTACCCATGGTCTTGGCATTTAAGTACATGAACAAGGGCATGGTCCGCAGAACCAGCGAGGAATCTACGCAGATGAGCATGGACGAAATCACCCGCCTCACCGACAAAGTCAAGAACGATGCGGAATGGTACTCGGAAAGGATTACCAGGTACCTCATGGAGAACCGCACCGATTACCCCCTGTTCAACTCCCCTCCTTCGGCTTTGGATACGATCTACCCGAACGGCACGAATTACAACACTGGCATGGCCTTGGATGCAAGAACCCTGCGCCGTGGTGCTGGCTTGGATAGACCTTGGCCTTATGGCTACGACCCTTACTGCAACAACTGCTAACTATGGGCGCACACGCAAAAAACATTTTGAAACTACAAGCCTATGTCTTGGATAAAAATCAAGCAAGCACTCCTGAACCTTGCAAACAGTCATCCGCAGGTGAACTCCTTCGGAACGGGCGACCCGCTTGCAATCGGAACGGACAACACGATCAACCTGCGAACTCCCAGTCGTGAGCGAATCGTCTATCCACTCGTGTTTGCAGACGTTCAATCGGCAACTACTGATGCTGGCACTCTCTCTTTGGTTGTGGGTGTCTATTTCAGCGACCGAGTGGAATCCATTGCCTCGATGGGAGGCGTTGTTTCAGGCAGTCCGCTCTTGGGTTGGCAGGACAATGAGGACGAAGTTTTAAGCGACCAACTGCAAATAGCGCAGGACTTCATTTCAGCCCTTACAAACGACCCAACGCAAGAATGGACGCTAAGTACCTCCGTGTCATTAACGAGGTTTGTGGAGAGCCGAGATGACCGTACGGCAGGATGGCAGGCAACCATGACCTTTGAAATACCATACAGCCACAGCGTTTGTGAAATTCCCTCTTAATTTACATTTACCCTAAAGCAACCCATACAAAATGCCAACTCCAATTCTACAACAAATGCTCGGCCAAGGTGGTACGATGCAATTCATTGACGCTGCCGTAAGCGGTGCGAACTTCGACTTCATCGTGGTCAACGCTGCTGCAACCTTCACGACCCTAACGGGTACAGGTGGCGAGAACCTGCTGACTGCCTACGCTATGACCGGAAAATCCGTTTCCGCTGGCATCGTTATCAGCGGCAGGAACGGCGGCAAGATTACTGCGGTTACTCCATCCGTGGGAAGCGTCATCGGTTACACGTTCCTCTAAGCCATGCTGATAGGCTACGGCTACGGCTACCCCACGAATATGCTGCAAGGCGGCTTGGCTGCGGCGGCATGGGCTGCGTTCAACACCCGTGCTGATGCGGATGGTGCTGCAACGGCAGAGGCTGCGGTCAGCGGTTGCCTTTACGGGCGTTTTGCGGTGATATACAATTTCTAACGATGCCGACACCTTCCCTCCTAATCGTACCCGCTCGCTTTAAGTCGGGCAAGCTATACTCCCAAGTTCCCACAAGTGGAACAGGTGATTTCACGGTCACCCGTGCGACTTCCGCAACCCGTGTGAATGCGAGCGGCTTCATTGAATCGGTGGCAAGCGGAATACCTCGCTTGGACTACTTCGAAAGCGGTGGAACGGTTGCTTGTCCTGCGCTTTTGATTGAGCCTGCGGCGACGAACTTTGCAAGAGGTATTCAATTACTAAACACTCCAACCCCTGCAACTGCTTCAGGAGGCATCACAATAACGACTGGAAGCACCGATTTTCTTGCACCTGATGGGTCAAGTGGAACGATTACCAAATATGTAGGAGGTACTGCTTCGGGTAATATCTTTATTGAGTATGCCTCATCGACTTCGGTTTCAGCGTCAGGCGTTCACACGTTTAGTGCTTTTGTCAAAACTGGAGCAACAAATCCATTAACTTTTTGCGCTTTACAATTTTCACAATATACGGCGGCAAGTGGCACGGCAACATCCTATTTCAATCTTGCAAGTGGTACGGCATTAACCGCTGGAGCAACTATTCAAAATTATGGCAATGGATGGTATAGGATTATTTCTGCCCCATACACGATTGCTGCTGGTGATTTAGCTGGAAGCATTAGATTGATTTTTGCAGAAGCCGACAACGATATAAATTGGCCTGCTTCGGGTGCGTTAAACTTAACTCTTTATGCTTGGGGAATACAATTAGAGGCAGGCTCAATCGCAACCTCCTACATCCCCACCACCACCGCAGCAGTCACCCGCAACGCCGATGTGATTTCGGTCAGCGGAGCGGTCAGCGGTAGTATCGGGCAGACGGAGGGAACTATTTATGTTGAGTTTAATATGCAGACACTCGGAGTTGAGGGCTATGCAATACGTTTAGTTGCCGCAAGTTTTGATAACAGCGTACATATACGGAGAAGTACCGCCAATTTAGTAACCTTGGAGTTGCGGTCAGGAGGGTCTAACGTTTTTTCGCAAACTTTTTCCGCAACAGGTTTTGTAAAAGCAGCTATCGCTTACAAATCTGGTGATATAGCGGCATTTGTTAATGGAACACAAGCTGGCTCAACAAGCACGTCTGCTTTCACTTTTGGTGCATCATTTACATCGGTAAACTTGGGAACATTTGGAGCGGCAGCATTCCTCAACGACCGCATCCGTGCCGCTGCTCTCTACACCACTCGCCTGACCAACGCAGAACTCGCAGCCCTAACAACCCCGTAATGCCTACCTTCCGCAAGTTCGCATTCCCATCGCAGAAGGTTGCAGAGCAGTTGCTGCAATCCCTGCAACCGCTTGACAACGCCGTACCGCTTGGTACGATTGACGGCCTTGTCTGCTACGACATCCTGTTCCAAGACACACCTTCTGCGGCATTCACGCAGTACATCGTTTGGCCAACCCCCTGCGGAGTGCATTCCTTCCTCGGTTGGGATGCGCAATACGAGGCAGACTACCAAGAATTTGCAACACCTCACACCCCCTAACATTTACAACCATGGGAATCTTTCGCCGCCGTAACAACCCCGACCAACCCAAACTTCCTTTTATGCAGTCAGCAGTCATCGCTCTCCTTCGCCATCTTCTTACCTTCATTGGTGGCACACTCGTAGCCAAAGGGTTACTTGACGCAACCGCCCTCACCGAATTGATTGGCGCAATCATTACGCTGGTGTCAACAGGATGGATGCTGGTGACCAAGTACAACAAGCCTACCGAAGTTCCCAAGGCGTGAACCTAATCGAAACCACCATCATCGGCACGGTCAGCGCAATCGTTGGCGGTGCAATCGCTTGGCTGACCAAGGGCAAGTTCACGGCAGATAGCCTCCAAGTGAAGCAAGCCCAAGCGGTGCTGGCGATGTGGCAGGAAACCGCTGAAGCCCAGCGGAAAGAATTGGCGCAACTAAGGAATGAACTCGTAGTTTTGCGGGAGCGGATAGAACATTTGGAGAACACAATCCAAGTGCTTGAAGCCGAAAACGCAACCCTACGACAAGCCTGATGCTGTTACCACTAAGCAAGCACCAACGCAACATCCACGAAGTAGCCTGCCAATCAGGGCAGGAGTTCCTTCTTATTAGCGACCTGCACTGGGATAACCCTCACTGCGACAGGGGTCTGCTGACCAATCACCTTAAGGAAGCGCAACGCCGCAATGCAGGGGTCATCGTCAACGGTGACTTTTTTTGTTTAATGCAAGGCAAAGGCGACCCAAGGCGGAGCAAAGAGGATATTCGCCCTGAACACAACAACGCCCGCTACTTGGATTCCATCGTCAATACCGCTGTGGAATGGTTCAGCCCTTACGCCAAGAACCTGCTCCTGCTCGGATATGGCAACCACGAAACCTCCATCATCCACCACCAAGAAACCGACATCCTGCAACGCTTCACCAGCACGCTGAACTACGCAACAGGGTCATCCGTTGAAGTCGGTGGCTACGGCGGCACGATAGACATCCGTGTCCAGCACGACCCTCTGCGCTCCAAGAACTTCGTCGTGCATTACTACCACGGCGCAGGAGGTGGAGGCCCAGTCACCAAGGGGGTCATCCAAGACCAGCGGATCCTCGCCAATACCGAAGGCTACGACTTGACTTGGATGGGCCACGTCCACGAATTGTACTACCACCAAAATATCATCCACCGCTATGACCGTGCGACCAAAACGCTCATTCAAAAACCTGTTCACCAACTGCGTACTGCGACGTATAAAGAGGAATGGGATGGCGGGTACATGGGCTTTCACACTGAACGAGGAAGAGGCCCGAAGCCTCTTGGAGGCTATTGGATGAAGTTGGAAACGAGCAGGAACAGCAGCAAGGACAACAACGGCCCAGAGGTCCAAGTCCACGCAACCTTCACCCCTGCGGATAGGTTGTACTGACCTGTACGAAGAAATCGTACAACTGTCCAGTTTTTACTAAAATAAATTGGACATTCGGGGAATCAATTCTCCATTATACCCCCCAAAAGAGAGATTATTTCCCATAAGTAGCGGATTCCGCTACCTTTCGCAAAGGATTAATTTGCATGAATTTTGCCGAATTATCCCTGCAAACCCCTCGAAATCGATGGGCTTTGCATGACAAATCACGCATTAACGCCGTTAGTTGCTATTAATGGTGGGTTTATCATTCTTTGCCCCTGCAGTTATGTAGAGATAGCCGTACTCTTTTTCTGCGCTGAATCGAGGGCAGTCCTTGGTCACCCCTGCGAAATCCCGATGGCCGCAGATGCGAGCCTTGGGGTACTTCTGAAGCCAACCGAGCAACACCGCCGCAATCGCTTGGCGTTGCTGGATGGTACGGTCATCCTCGTCCTTGCCTCCGATATAGCTGACGTGCAGGCTTGTTG